AAATATCCCCCGTCTGCGTAGGAATAAACGCCATATCCAGCTTGCCCGAAAGGGATGTCGTCAACATAGTACCTGACCGAATTGCTATCACCCCGCATGACCGCCAGCTTGGTCATGTCCTTGTTGCTATATACCCGATCGCCATTAGGCAGGATGCCCATGAGCAGGGACACACCGCCGAACGGTGTCCACGAATCACCCGGGCCGGGGATTTGCCAGCCGCCCCAAAGGTCTTCCACGTCAGCGATGGCACTGACAAGATAGGCCAGTTTGTGCGTGTCCCAATACCAATGGTTGTATTGAATCCAATCTTTCTCATACCCGCCGATATATCCCGTAATCCAAGTACCGATGGTAAACGTGCCGTCCCGAGCGCAATCCAAACTGGCCACCCGGCTACTCCCCGAGGTCACGGAATTGATTATGATTTCTTCAAAAACCTCTTCAAGCGATCCGTCGCTTAAATTAAGATACGTGAATTTGAAGTTGTCGTTGCTACTGATCAAAATACGGAGCTTGTTTCTCTGGTAGTCGTAGGACATGCCCTGGAATTGGTATGAGGTGGTATCGTATGGATCCGGACGGCTAAAATACGTGGTCCAAACGACCTTCCCAGGAAACCCGCTTATTAAGACAAAGATCACGTCCCAAACTTCCATTTGGGATTCGTGCCGTTGTGATCTGGGAGTATAGACGTTGCCACAACGAAATACCAACCCATATGGTGTCCAAGCCATGTCGTGAGGGAACTTCAGCCCTTCTTCCAGGCCCCACCAATTAAAATCCCAGCCGGTGTCACCCTTCGGCCAGCCCGTAGCCGCTGCCGCCGCGAATACCAATTCGTTCGTTTCAACGTCCTGGACGATTTCAAACTCAAAGCTCGGACGGCGGTTGCCGTAATCGCCCAGCTCGAAATCCTCAAACACGATGTAGGCGATCCCCCGGTAGGCGGGCACGTTGCCCGTCCCTTCGTATGACTCGATGAGCGGGCATGGAAGCTGGTCCTCGGTCCCGCGGTAAACCGTCAGCGATTTGGCCCCGGAATAGGCCAAGGACTTCTGGATGTAATAGTCCTTCATATCGGCATCCGGGGCCACGGCGTCGACGAGCTGTGAATCGGCCCAGATTCTGCCGATATCCCCGATCTCCCCTTCGCAGATGGCAATGGCAAAGGAGGACGAGTAGGTGTAGGTGGTCGAGGTGCTGGTGCTTCCCCCGCCGCCCTTGCCGCCCCCGGTACTGTACTCATCAACGTGCTTTGTCTCTTTGATCCCGGAGGTCCAGATCATGTTCCCGGCGATCCTGGCACCACCCCAAACCCGGGGGATGGGATGCCCATAGGAGCTCGTCTGGATCGGCAATTCATTGATCCGGGGGCCTTCGTAGTTCTGGGACGGTTGTTTTGTCGGGAAAAGGGCGTTTCCGAGCGTTGCTCCGGCTGTCCAGCCCAGAGCAATGGCCACGCCCGCATAAGACGTGCCCCACCCGATAGCACCCCCGATAGTCGCACCGGCGGCGGCGATGGCTAGTGATGCCATGGTTGCACCCCGGGGACGCTGTATGCTCCCACGATCCGGCGGAGCCATTTGGCATCGAGGCGATGCTCAACAACCTTGCCGACCGTCTGATAGCTATGAATCAATGTCCGCTCCCCCTCGTACTCGGCCAGAATTCCCACGTGCGGCTCGTTGCCCAGGATGCGCATGATGACGATATCCCCCGGCTGCATCTCCTTTATTGGGACCGGATCCAGGTATTTCTCCAGCTCGTCGCGTATAACGTATGTCTGCGGATTGGTGTTGTACCTCTGTTTCATGTCCTGGTAGCCGAGCTGCAGATATTTGGACAGGTCGATGAGCACCCCCACGCAATCCATGCCCCGGGCGGACCGGCCCTGGTGCTTGAACGGCACCCCTAAAAGCGACCGCGCGTGATCGATGATGTCCTTGCGGCTTGCACCACTACTTGTGCCCATACTAGCTCCCGTATTTAAGTCCTTCATCCCGGCCCGGAATATGCGGAAACCCCCGGAAATTCCTCACGTTGTTGAATTTGCTCTTGCACGTTGCAAACGTGCGGTCGCATCCTGCCACCACCTCAAACGTGTCCCCCTCGGCCATATCGGCGGGCATGGGCTGAAAAAGCGTAAAGGTGGCAGTCGTGTCATATTGATGATCGATCACCTCCATGGACTTCCCGGCATTTGCCCCGGACGTCCAGGTCAGCATGCCGTATCGGAAATACCCTGCGGTCTTTGCGACACCGGAGATGTCCGATGTAAAAGAAACCAGACTCACAACAGAGGACACGCTCCCGGAAAAGGTGTACTGGGTGACATCCACCCCGCACCTCTCGTCGCCCAGACTTTTCACATCACACGACGAGGTGTAGACCCTGCCGATATTTTGCTTGAGGTTGTCGGTCAGTGAAAGAAACTCCGCGGTGCCCTTGGCATCGTCCTCGATCGACACCTGCCCTACCGTCCCCCGCACTGTCAGGAGTTTGCCCTGTGTCAGATCGTTGTAGTTGACCATGAAAACGAAAAAGGACGCATAGTCCCAAAGCCCGGCCCGCATGTCGTCGGGCGTGATCCTCTCGTCGTCGAATACCAAGCTGACATCCATGTTGTCGGCCTCGGTGCCTAATGTCTGCTCGAACGCCGTTGCCTGGCCGGATATGGGCGAGTATTCTAAGCCGTCGATCACCAGGGGCTGATCCAGACTGGTGAAGCCAACGACGAACCCGTCCGTGCGCTCGATGCGCCAGCACGTCGCCAGGGAGGTCGTCTCCTCACCAAAATGGGCCCGCAACTCATCAGACAAGAGACGGCCCGTGGGCTCTTCGGTCGGCTCTTCGGTCGGCTCTTCGGTCGGCTCTTCAGTGGTGGTGTCGTCTGGATTGGCTCCCATTGTTCATCCCCCTACGATAACTCGATAACCGGCACGGAGGCCGACAAACTCTCAAAATCATCAAACCTGGCAGGCAGGCTGTCCGTGTTGAAACGGGCGTGGACGTCGAACTCATACCCGGCGGTGATGATCTGGCCGGATTCCGGGGCCGTGGAAAAAGAAATGATCCCCGTGTCATAGACGATATCCGGGAACGCCTCCACTCCGTCGATCCCCACATACACCGTGCCCGGGACTGGTTTGGTTATCTTGCGAATCTGGGAGAACGTTTGCCCGCTCACGCCCGTGACCGTGTAGCTCTTAACGAGCTGAAAATCTGTGGTCGTACCGTCTCCCGTACCGACAATCACGTCCCCCATGGCAGGGGTGGCAGAAACGCTGCATGACTTATAGTCGAGCGGATCCCAGTACCGGAACGAATGAGCACGGCCCCTGACCACATGAAACAGCGCGATCAGCTCCTCAAGCTGGGTTCTGCGCTTGACCCCGTAGGCCACATCGTACTCGGATCGAGGGTAGAGCCAATTCTGATTCCGCTTTTCCCTGCCCGAGGACATCTCGATCACTGACGTGTTGTAGACCGGACCGCAGGACGAACCATACGAAATGTCCTTGGGAAACCGGACATCTAAAAAGCTCATCTATACCTCCCCATAGCTTGGGTCACGGCCCGGGATATCTGCCGCTGCGATTTCTGGGAGATGTTGCCACCGGAGTCGGGCTGCACATAAAAGTTGTTGACCACCCGAATCTCTGTGGGGTCCCCGGCGGACAGGGCCTTCATCTGGCCTTCCGTGAAAACGCCTTCTCCGCGCTTCAAAATAGCAGGAAACTCGTCCGGCAGGAGTCCGTTGTGGAATCTCGGCGCACCCTGGAACATGGCCATATCCACTGACCGGTGGAACGTCGCCTCACTCCCGACCACGCCGCCGCCGTGGAGTCCAGAGACCACGCCGACGCCCATGTTGAACCCGCCACCGGTCCCGGTGGAGGTACCCACGGCTCCGCCGACATTGAAAGAGGATCCGCCACTAATCATCCCGCCAATCATCCCAATGAGCCCGCCCACGTTGCCGCCGGAAAAAGTCCCGCCGCCCATCAACGCCTGGGCCATCAGATACTCGGTCGTCATCTCGGTTATGGAATGAACGACCGACTGCGCCAGATCGTTCCATGACGCCTTGCCCGTGGCCACAAAATCAGCGATGCAATCCGAGACGCCATTCAGCGAGTCATACATAATCGACTCGACACTCCCGGCAACGTCCATGGCGGCGACCTGGAATTCCTCAAGACCTTCCTTGGCGCCGTCTGACCAGTCCTTTGTCTCCTCGCCGTACATGCGCAGGATATTGGCCCGCTCGGCTGCGTACCACTGGTCCAGGGCTACCTTGTCGGTGACGACCTCTTCAAATTCCTTCCGCTCCTGGTCGAGCTGCATGATGGCATACTCGGATGCCGACATGGTCGCCCGGGCATGCTCGGTCGCGAACGTGTCGAGGATGCGCTGCTTTTCGTCAAAGACGGCCTGCATCTCGGCGATCTCGTCATCGGCATTGTCCCCCCGCCGGTCGGCACGCTTGGCATCGATGGGCTCGTTGCCGTACATGGCCGCATGCCAATATGCCGCCTCGTCGGATGCCGACATGGATAAATCCCTTGCGACCTTTTCCGAGGTCTTTTCAGCCTTGCGTTCCCACTCGGTAAGCAGCTCCCCGCGCCGCTGCATCCATTTTTCGTGGATGTCGTGAGAATCGGCGAGACGTTTGTCGGTGGCGTCTTTGTCCGGGTGGGTAGCCGACCAGTTCACTTTGGCATGGTATTGTGGTTCGTCCGGGTGGGTAGCCGACCAGTCGACCGTGGCCCTGTACCGAGACTGATCCAACAATTCACCGGTATTCCAGTCCCGCTTGCCCGAGAGTACGTCCTGGATATTCTGGACGTGCTGCATGTATGTCGACCAGGATGACTGCATCTCGTCCATGGACGGGAACATATCTCCGAACGTGGTGTTCAGGGACTCCATGGCCTGATTCAGGGATACCAGCGTGGTCACTGCAACGGCCAATGGCGTGGATCCGGTCAGAAGTCGGGTGATGATCCCGGCATTGGCCCCGGACGTGATTTCGTCGGGGAACTGGCTATAGACGTCGAGCAGCCCCCCTGTGGCATGGGCCACGTCGTCCAGCCCGGAAGCCAGGTCCGACATATGGGGAATCAGATCCGCGCCGTGCTCTACCAGCGACCCCATGCCCGCACCAAGGTCCTGCAAGGCCTTTTGCATGGCCGGAGACTGCAACTCTCCGGACAGGGAAGTGATACCCGCAGACATTGATTCCAGGAATCCGGACCGGGCAATTTCGGCCTTGGCGTCCTTCCAGGCCTCGGCCCATTTGTTGGAGGCCCGAACCGCCTCCGACACTTCACCCGTATATTTTTCCCGCAGGACACGAGCCAGCCTTGGAAGCATCTCCTCTGCGGTGACCTGCCCGAGTTCCAGCATCTTGTTGAGCTTTTCAGTGGACACGCCCATGGCCTCTGCCGCCAGCTGGAACGCGCCGGGTAACCGTTCGCCCAACTGTCCGCGCAGCTCTTCGGCCTGGACCTTGCCCTTACTGATCATCTGGGTAACGGCTTTAATGGCCCCGGCTGTTTGATCCGAAGACAAGCCCAAACTGGCAGAGGCGGTTACAAGACCGGTGAAGATCTCTCTGGATTGTTCGCCCTCGAGGTTACTGCCACGAGCCGAGGCCATAACTTCTTTGTACGCATCGGCCAGAACGTAAAAATTCTGCCCGAGATTATCAGCTGTTTTGTGCAAAAACTCGAATTCCGACCCAGCGGCAGATACCGAGCCGGTAATCTCGACGAACGTCTTGTCTAGCTGCTCAAGTTCCCTGCCTGTCTCGAAAATCTCACCAAGGGCCATGGAAGCACCCAACCCGACAAACGCATTCTGTAAGGAAAAAACCCGATTGCGC